ATCTCCCATTTTGTATGCAAATTATGTGTTCTGTTAATTAAATCGTTTAAATCATTATCGATTTCGGCTTTGAACCAATGGGTCTTTATAAAATCAACAACTCCATTATCACCAAAATATAAAACAAGCATTCTGATAAGGTCTGTTTCCAAGTCAAAGATGGATTGTTTGATTTTATATCCTTTGTATATCCTTCCATCAATTTCATAGTTTCCTTTAACTTCCAACATAATTTTCAGTTGAACCAGTTGGTGATAATGTTCCACCTGTATCGGGGGTGAATGTAATATTCACCGTTTCTCCGTTAAAATTATCACTTTTAATTCTTGTAATCATATCTGTTAAATATTTTCAGTTAAATAATAATCTATACTATAAGTGTCTTTATGTTCTTGGAAGTCAGTAATACTATTGTTAATCAACCAGTCCGTTTCCGCGTCCATCAAAAAATCTTCAATCGGGTCTTCACCATCGTATTCAAAATTAGTTTTCCAACTTTGACCTTTATACTTAATTTCTATTGTAAGTTCTTCTATCATAATTAATTCTTATTTACATATCTACTTAATACAAAATCGTCTGGTAATCCACCGACAATTTCATCACCGATTACAAGACAAGTCGTAGTTGTTAAAGGTGCCGTATATATCTTACCATTCTTTGCTAATGATAATCCCCTCGTTTGGTTGTTAGTTGTTAAGAAGGTGCCTTGGTCTGCCCACGATGGAACAGATGGGTCTAATATAATTGTTCCCTCACCACTTACATCACTAATACCTAATATACGACCATCGGGTGTGATGTTAGATGGACGACCGATTGTTGTTGTGGTTCTACCCGTTGTGATTTCGGTAAATGTATCTGTGTCGGGGTCAATATAGTATGTTGTTCCCGCATCATTACCAGTAACATATATCTTACCATCGGGTGCCAAGGCACTCGAAAATGAATCCGTTGGTGTGTTGTTGATGAAAGTGATACTATCGTCAGTAGGGTCTAATACCAAACATCTATTTTCGTTTCTACCGATCATATACACCTTACCATTTGGTGCCAAACAACCATTCCAAAACTTATTAGTTCCAGTTAAACCCGTGCTGATGGTATAAACATTATCGTTGTTCTGTGTTTCAATAACATATATTAAATCTTCTTGTCTTGGAACACAATAGATATTACCATTATCGGCAAGGACTGCATTAGCAAAAGCATTACTAAATACGTATGAACCAAAGGTCGTAGCACTATTGGCTACGGGGTCAATCTTTAAGAACTCATTTTCATCCGTTGGAATACCATAAATGTATCCGTTCTGTGCCAATACACCAGAAGACCACTTATCACCACCACTACCAAAGTCAGCAGTAGTGATTTCACTATAAGTGTCCGTAGTCGTATCTATAACACCAACATATCTGTTTCTGTAAGGCATGAAGTATATTTTTTCATTTGGTGCCACAACACTACCTATAAACGCTGATGTTGTATTATGGTTCGTTGTGGTAATTGTTGATATACTTGTTTCGTCAAAAGTGTGTAGTAATGTTTCAGCAGAATAAGCAGTCATAAAGGCTGAACCTTCATTAGTCGTTCCGCTCCAAGATGGGAACGATGCCGCTTGTAAAGTTGCTGATGGAGTAGGTGTAGGTGTTGGAGTTACTGATGATGGAGTGATTGTCGGAGTAATTGATGATGTTGGAGTAATTGATGGCGTAATTGATGATGTAGGGCTAATTGACGGAGTAATTGATGATGATGGAGTAATAGATGGTGTAATAGATGGAGTAATTGATGATGTTGGAGTAATACTATTAGTCGGTGTTATAGATGATGTAGGTGTGATTGATGAAGTAGGGGTAATACTTGTTGTAGGAGTAACCGTAGTACTTGGTGTAATTGAACTAGTCGGTGTTATAGATGATGTAGGTGTGATTGATGAAGTAGGGGTAATACTTGTTGTAGGAGTAACCGTAGTAGTTGGAGTAATAGATGGTGTTATACTACTAGTTGGTGTAATAGACGATGTAGGAGTAATACTACTAGTCGGTGTGATAGATGGTGTAGGTGTAATACTAGTTGTTGGTGTAATAGATGGAGTAGGTGAAGGTGATACATCTACAATTCCTTTACCGGCTCGCCAAGGGTAATAAACCAACAAATTACGACCTGATTTGTTATAGGCTAAATCCCCATAGGGTTTTGGTTTAAAATCATCATCAATATAAGGCATAGAATATTTTAATTTGGCTTAAAAATGGGGGGTTATTACACCCCCCACTATTATTATAAGAGATTTTTACTCTCTATCAACAGTTATATTTGAACCACTTAAAAATGCGGACAATGTTGTTGACACATTCATTTCAGGTATTGAGCGAACCTCATCACCTGTTAATGTAAGTGTATATAGTTGTGAATCCCCTGGTACTGAACCTGATGCGACAGTCGCAGCAGATGCATATAAACCACTTGGGGAGCACAAGAACCATTTACCAGATTTCAACTTCACTACAAAGATTGAACCTGTTGATTTTACCAATTCTTGATAAAGTAATGTATATTCTTGATTCCAACCAGGTATTGTAAAAGTTAATGTTGGAACGAATGTGAAAGATAAACTTTCAGTGTTCACGTTAACTTCTTCACTCATAGCAGCAGTACTATTTCTTACCAAATCAATTTTCTTAAACTCACCAGCTGATGAACCGCTAAGAGCAGTTACTTCTTCAGATGATGCGTCATAAGTTATGCTTGCAAGAGAAATAGATGTGCCAGTAGTGGTTAATACCCATAAGGAATCAATACCAGGAATGTTGTTAATACAATCATTCAAGGTAAGTCCTGAAGTAATTACACAATTTGCCATTTTCTATTTGTTTTAATTTTAATTTATCTTGCTTACACAATTCTTACTACTAATTCGGGGAAGAATACAGTTCCACCAACTCTCCATTGCATAGAAATTCTATACTGCTTGTTGTCTTGTGAATACCAAGCTTCAGCGTTTGCTGAATCCTCTAACAAGTCAGTACCTAAAGCCAAGTTTTGACCATAAGTTAATAATGCTCTACCTGTTCCAATCTCACTTGATACAGCCATAACATTCGTTGCAGGAATCATAACAGCTCCTGGCATCTCTGTTTGACCTTCTACTGTATAAGAGAAGAAGTTAGCATTTCTTAAAGCTAAAATTAATGATTGATAATCACCTCTGTTTAAGAATAATACCGTAGGGGTAAATCTTAATGCGTCAGGTAGATTTTGGATATAAACATCAGCAACATCTAATGCATTTGATGGTGTCATCGCTGAATAAGTTACATTCACCGTTGAACCAGTTGCTCCTGATGCATCAATCTGAGCCAAAATACCATTAGTACAATCACCAGATGCTGTTTCAGCACCCCAAAATTGTCTTTCTGTATATACAGCAGCTTTTGCAACCATATCTTCAATAAATCTTTCTTCAGCACCTGATGTTTGGTTATAAGAACCAGGTTGAAGACGAAGACCCATAATTGTTGAAGCCAACTTCTCAGGACAATATCCTTTGTTTATGTGATAATCACAAACTCTTAATTCTTTTTCAGCCATAGTAATATCACCAAAAGTAGTATTACAATGTCCAGTACCTGCAATAGAGTCAATTGCACCTGTGTCAAATGTTGGAACATATTCGGCATTTTTGATGTTAGGGAAAATACTAACAACCTCAGCCAAGTTTGAACCAATTACAATCTTTGACAATAATTCTGTGGTATTTGCATTTACATAATCAGACATACCTGAAATGTCAAAAGCAAATTTTTCTTTAGTTAACCTTGCCATTTTATTTAATTATTTATTTTTCATTTTATTAATGAGTTCCAACCTCATCTCAGCAAATGTTTGCTTTAACTTGGTTTCTTCTTTTAATGGTTTATACTCAGCTGATTGTTTGAACTCGTTATAATCAGCTTCCAATGTGGAAAATCTATTTTCCATTTCTTTTGAATGACTTTCAAAAGCCATCAATAGATCGTGAATTGCAGTTTTTAATTCATCGATTTTTAATATGTCTTCAGATGCTTCAACTTCTTCTTCAGTTTCTTCTTCAACAACAACTTCTTCCTCACCTTCTTCACGGATTTCAACCAATACTGATTCTTCATCAAGTACAATTTCTCTTCCGTCTTCTAATGTATGGGAACCAGCTGGTGCCAATTCAAAACCTTCTTCAGTTTCAACATAAATTGTATCACCGATTGTTAATTCTGATTCTACCTGATTGGTGATGAATACCTCACCACCCTCAAGGGCGATTCTTTCAAACTTAACATCAGTTGTTTCAAATTCTTCACTGAACTCATATCCAACCAATTTTGCAATTTTTCCTAATACTTCTCTGTATTGCATTTTATATTTGTTATAATTGTGTTTATGATATGCCTTATCTTATCAAATAAATATGTTAATTTGATAAGTGAATATCTTTATTTATTTTTGCCGAACTCTTCTTCCAAGATTTTATATATTTCTTTTACATAAAACTCAGCCTGATTTTCATTCAACTCTTTTAATCCAATGGGTCTTGATAAAAATGCT